TGATGCACCAGATGCATTTGTCTATAATGCAACACTTGAAAGAATAGTAGATGGCGATACTTTTGATTGTAGTTTAGATCTTGGCTTTGATGTTAAGCTCCATAAGCAAAGAGTAAGGTTAGCCGAGATCGACACCCCAGAATCACGTACTAGAGATTTAGCAGAAAAAAAACTTGGTCTAGCCGCAAAAGCTCGGCTTGCAGAACTGTGTGTCGGTAAGATTAAAGTCAAATCTTTGGGTAAAGGTAAATATGGCCGCATCCTAGGTGTTCCATATACTGAAGATGGTAAAGACATTTGCCAAATACTAATTGATGAAGGACATGCAGTTCCTTATGATGGCGGTAAGAAAACTAAAGTTTGGGGCGATTACTAAACTGTGGAATCCGCTGTAACCGTTATTCAAGAGGTTGGGTTTCCTATTGCAGCAGCCCTAGGTCTTGGCTGGTTTATCTATAAACTTATTATGCGTATTGTTGACGGTATGGAGACCAAACTTGATACCGTTGATGAGAAAGTAGAAAGTCAAATCGCAGCAATAGAAGAAAGATTAGGCACAAAACTTGATAGCCAACACGGTATTTTAGTTGCTCTAATAGATAGAGTGCGCAGTTTAGATAATGAGATTATTAGACAAGACACACTAATAAAAACTATACTAGGAGTACCACAATTAATTGATAGCAATAAGATTGCTAAGGCGGATAGAGATGACCAAAGAAAAGACTAAGAAAAAAAGAGGTAGGCCTAGTAAAGCAGAATTAAAAATCGCCGCTGAAAATATAGAAAAAAGAGGGATTGCAATAGCAGTAGTTGTTATTGGTGTCTTTTTATTCTTAGGTATTATAGCAACAAATCTCTCTGCCGATACTATCACTTTTAAATTCAAATCACCTTCTTTCTCTGGCATCAATACAAGCTCTCATTATCTTACTATAGAAAACCAAGAGCACATGCGTAAGATGACTATCAAAGAAGAAATAAAAGCTCTGCAAGATGAATTAGAGAGAGATGCAGAAAACACCACATTAGCAAGGTTTATTAGGAACTTAGAAAGCCGTATCTACGCACAAATATCAAGGCAAATAGTTGAAAATATGTTTGGGGAGACACAATCAACTGAAGGCAAGTTTGAACTTGAAGGTAATATAATATATTACAAGATTGAGGACGGCATGATCATATTAACAATATTTAACACAAATGATGGCACAACGACCACTATTGAACTCCCTCTTGGTGATTTCTCTTTCTAGTTGTTCCATACTAGAAGTTGTAAAAGATACTAAGCCAGATAGATTTAAAAGCAAGGGATTACATGAATATAGTATTTATGAACTTCAGTCATACGAGTTAGCAAATGTACAAGCACCCCTGGTAAAGCCTGTAGTTGCGGTTTATCCAACAGCTTTTACAGACCAAACGGGACAAAGAAAAAGTAACAGCGAGTTTGCTTTATTTTCATCAGCCATAACTCAAGCACCATATACCATTCTAATTCGTGCTTTAAAACATGCATCTAACGGTAATTTCTTTCGTGTAGTAGAAAGAGTTGGTCTTGATAACCTAACAAAAGAAAGACAACTAATAAGATCTACTAGAGAACAATTAGGCGAAAACCAGGCTCTTGGGCCTTTGCTATTTGCAGGTGTGTTGCTAGAAGGTGCCGTTGTAAGCTATGATAGTAACTTAGTTACTGGTGGTTTGGGTGCTAGATACCTAGGATTAGGATCAAGCATGCAATATCGGGAGGACAGCGTAAGCGTTAGTCTTAGAATGGTATCAGTAGCTACTGGCGAGATACTAATAGAGGTTATGTCGCAAAAAACTATCTATAGTTATGGCCAATCGCAAGATGTTTTCAAATTTATAGAAATGGGAACAGAGTTGGTTGAAATAGAAACGGGAGCCACCCGCAACGAAAGCACAACCCTAGCTTTGATGAAAGCGATTGAGGGAGCAGTGCTAGAAATAATAAATATAGGAAATACACGAGGGTATTGGAAATATGAAGAGATTAATTAATATTGTTTTATTTATGTCGTTATCGCTAGTCGCAGATAATGAAATCAGCGTAACGCAATCAGGTAACTCAGCAGCTATAGATTTAGAACAGCAAGGCGGGTCTAACCTTATTGGTGGTACATCAGCAGAAACAGGTAGCATGACGGCTCTAGACTTAGATGGAGTGTCAATGATACTTGACATCAATCAAATAGGTGCATCAAACGTTTTTAGATCAGATGCTATAGATGGTGATAACTTTACAGGATTTTTTGAATTTACAGGCGACAGTAATGTTTTTGACATTCTTATGGATAGCACAGGTCTTATAGACTCTGATTATATTAATATGAATATAAACGTTACCGGATCAAGTAATACCTTTGATCTAGCAGTCGCAGAGGATGATGATGCGTCTTATTTAGATCTAGATTGGATTATTACCGGCGGCAGTAATGCTTTTGATTTTGATATAGATTACGCAAATGCGATAAACTATGTAGATGTTAATGGCAGTAGCAACACAATTAATTTTAGCGGTAGTGGTTATGCTGGTACTACTTCCTCTGATAGTGGATATTTTTATTTAGATTTAGATGGGAGTTCTAACACACTTGATATTACACAATCTTCTACGCTTGCTAGAGATTATCTCAAGCTCATTACTAATACTTCTAATAGTAATATTTGTATCACTCAAAACGACCAAGGTACAAGCACAGGCTGTTGAAATAGGAGATATATCTGAGCTTTCGGGCTCTGCTAGCGTTGTCAGAGATCAACCTTATGACGCTACAGTAAATTTTGGTATACAAACAAATGATGAGGCTATAACTAATAATGGCCGTATGGCTATTAAATTTCTAGATGATAGCCAAGTAAAACTTACAGAACACTCACAACTTTTAATAAACGAATACGTTTTTGATCCTGACCCAGATAAATCAAAAATGGCTCTTACCTTTGCGTTAGGAACAACAAGATTTATAACCGGTAATCTTAACCGTATTAATAAACAAAACATATCCTTACAAACTCCAACTGCAAATATAGCTATACGTGGTACTGACTTTACTGCAACGGTAAATGAATTAGGTGAATCATTAATAATACTGTTACCTGATGCATATGGTATTTCTAGTGGTGAAATAGAAGTCATAACAGCAACAGGTAGTGTAATACTCAATCAACCTTTTCAAGCAACAACTGTAGACGTATTTGAAAGTGCTCCAACCAAACCTGTTATTTTAGATCTCACGTTAGATTTAATTGATAACATGCTTATAGTCTCACCACCTGATGAGGTAGTAATAGAATCTGAAGATGTAATACTAAAATCTGATAGTATTTTAGATTTTAACGATTTAGATATTGACTATCTAGATGAAGATTTTTTAGATAATGAAGCTGAACTAGAATTTACAGAGTTAGATATAAATTATCTTGATGTGAATTTTTTAGAGGATTTGCTTGATGTTTTAGATGCGTTAGAGGTAGTAGAAGAAGAAGATCAATTATCACAAGATATTGGCTCTATTAGCATAACCGGGACTAAATTTGGACAAGACCCTGATACTCAAATAATCTCTTTTATAGATGGTGAAAAACTTACCCTTATTAGAAGTGTTAATAATACCGCTAGAGTTGATCTAGATACTAATGGGAGCTATACCGTTATTTTTATACAGGATGGTGTTTCTAAAACTATTAAAATAAACGGAGGTAGTAGTAGCGTTATTACTATTAGACAAAGCCAGTGAAACATAAATTATTTATATGCTTATTTACTCTACTATCATTACCACTTATATTCCAAAGCCAACCTACAGAAATACTAAAACTTAAATTTTTTGATGCTTTTGTGGCACAAAAAGAACCTTCTAACTTTTTTACTATTTTAAATTTAGATGAGCAGTTTATAGCAGACGAAGGAGGCTGGCCGTTGCCAAGACAGAGGTTGGCTGAAATACATGTGGATATACTTAATGCTGGAGCTCTTGGTATAGGGTGGGTAATATCATTTCCACAACCTGATCGTATGGGTGGCGACGAAGTGTTTGCTGAGGTCTTAGGCTATGGCGGTTCTGTTCTAGCTATGTTTGAAAACCCTAATGGTATATATCCAAAAACCTCTGGCACAGTTTTACTCGGTCCAGATGTCGGTGGTATGATGAGTCAGGGAGTAGTGCAGAATATTGATGTACTTAAACTGTCTGCGGATCAAGGTATTGCTACTGCTCCCGTAGACGTTGATCAGTTAGTTCGCAGAATACCACTACTCCTTAGAACTCCAGATGGCTTCGTATCTGCTTTCGGTACTGAAGTGATGAAAATGCTTGCTGGCAACAATACTTACATTATAAAAACTAATGATAATGGTATAGAAGAAATAACGGTACAAGGTTTAGCTCCAGTCAAAACAGATAGTCTAGGTCGTAAATGGATAAGCTGGGTTGATACGCCAGAGACAACATTACAAGAACTAGATGTAGCTAACAAGTTTGTTTTTATCGGGGTAACCGCTAATGGCATCATGCCTCAAGTTGCAACACCAGTTGGTCTGTTAGAACCACACAAGATTCAAGCGGCATTATCTGAGTCAATTTTGATACCTGACAGTCCATATATACCAGATTTTGCGTTTGCGTTAGAAATTTTAATTTTTGCAATTTTTGTCTCTCTGACGTGGCTCTCAATCAATTATCTTGGTGTGGTCAAGGGGATTAGTCTCGCTGGAGTTTTACTGCTCACCAACGGCTTCTCAAGCGTTTTTTTGATTAAAAAGGGCATTTTAGTAGATTTTACCTGGACTTTTGTCTCGCAAGTGCTCACAAGCGCAACAGCTTTTTATATTAACTTTCGTAAACAATATAAATTACGGCAACAAATCAAAAAACAGTTTGAGCATTATTTAGATCCAAGACAAGTTAAACGATTACAACAAAATCCTGAAGAACTAAAACTTGGCGGTCAGAAAAGATATTGCACTTTTCTATTTACTGATGTGCGTGGTTTTACTGCTTTGTCTGAGAAGTTAGAGCCAGAGGAAGTTACTCATATTATGAACAAAGCTTTAACAATACAATCAAATGCCGTCAAAAAATATGGTGGTATGGTAGATAAGTATATAGGTGACGCTATGATGGCTATATTTAATGCACCAATAGATTTGGATAAACATGAGGATATGGCTATTGAAGCAGCATTACAAATTATCAAAGATATGAGAGAAGCTAATATAGGTGTAAATATTGGTATTGGTATTAATAGCGGAGAAGCTTGTATAGGTAATATGGGTAGTGATACTAGATTTGATTATAGTGCTATTGGTGATGCAGTTAATACAGCAGCTAGACTTGAAAGTGCAACAAAAGACATTGGTGTAGATTTAATTATAGGCCACAATACTAAAAAATCTTGTAGTTTTGAGTTAGAATTACTAAAACCAATAAAAGTTAAAGGTAAAAAACATTCTTTAGCAATATATACTATTAGATAATATGGTTAACAAAAGACTTACAGTTCAAGATGTCGCTAAAGATTTAGCTGTATCAAAAAAAGAAAACGCAGAACGTTGGAAAACTGCTTTCAACGAGTTTGCTGATATAAAACAAGAGATCTCATCTATCAATACAACAATAAGAATGGCAACCTTTGGCGTATTTAGTTTTATTGGTGCTCTTGTAATAGCAGTATTCACTACGGTGGTATTATGAAAGGACTTCTTAAAAATATAGTCGGTGCTGTAGCACCCACGCTTGGATCTGCTATGGGAGGACCTTTAGGCGGTATGGCTATGGGTAAAATAGCAGAAGTGTTGGGTGTATCTAATGACCAAAAATCAATCCAACA